TTTTTTGCAACTAAATCAAAAACTTTGCCAACTACATATTCAGCTCCAACAACCTTGGCAGCATTTTTAAATAATTTAAACATTGAATAACTTGAAAAGTTAATATTATATTGTATATGATAACATTAAAATATGCTTATATAAAGCATTATTAATTTAAAATTACTGCATATTATGACTCAAGATATTGTTGAATTTAAACTAACAACACCAATAAAAATTCAAGCTCAAGAGGATGGAAAGAATATTTTTAAAGATATAGAAACTTTGTATATGCAAGCACCATCTCAAAAGCAAATGAGAAGTAGTTTAAAATTAAGACAAAACTTTATGAAGACTTTCAATAGCTTTTTAAATATTGCAAATGACAAAAATAGCAAAAAAGATAATAGAGAGCAAGAACAAACTGTAGAGGATAAAGAAGACAAGCTAGAAGACGGTTTGCTTCCAGCAAAAGAAATAATAACCATTTTAAATTTTGGTGACCAAGACTTAGAAGAGTTTTATAATATTTGTTATGATTTTGTACTAAGCAATAATCTAGTTTTTGCAGACAAGTCTTTAATGACAGCTTTTAATTCTAATGATTTAGACAAACTATCTTTTAAAGATTACGAATTTTTGGCAGCTACATATATACAGGTTTTTTTTACTCAATACTGGGTTTAGAAAATTTTGATAAAAATTTAGAAGATATTATCTTTGATATATCTTATTATTATAATGGTGGAATAAATATAGTGTGGCTTGAAAATCAGCCATATACAAAAGTCTTGCGTGTTAAACAGCATTTAATTAATATATTAAAGTCACAACAGAAACAAGATAATGGCTTTTGATACTTCCTTTATAATAAATTTAAAAGATAATTTATCGCCAGAATTACGGAAAATCTCAAATAATTTAGAAAATACAGAAAGAAAGGTTGCAGGATCAACAGGGAAAATGGGAGGAGCTTTTAAAAGGCTTAGCAGTAAAATTGACTTAGCAGGTAGTTCGATGAGAGCTTTAAAGATTAGTTCTACTGCTGTGGCGGCGGGTGCTGCTGCTTCTGTAGTAGCATTTTCTAATATGGAAAAAGGTTTAGTTAATGTTAAAACTTTATTGGATAAAAACACGCTAGCAAAATTTTCTGATGATTTAGAAAATATGCAAAACAAAGCTGTTATGGCTGGATTTAGTATAGAAGATACAAACAAGGCTTTATTTGATAATGTTTCTGCAATTGGCATGTCCGCCTCTGCTATAAATGTTTTTGAACAAGCGCAAATATTAGCGAAAGCAGGAGTAACAGATTTGGGAATTGCAATTGATGGAGTCACCTCTGTAGTTAACGCCTACGGAAAAGAAACAACAAATGCTAAATTTGTAGCAAACGCCTTTTTTACAGCTCAGAAAGCTGGAAAAACGACAGTAGAAGAATTGGCTTCTACGATTGGTAATGTAGCATCAAACGCAAAATTGGCAGGCTTAACTTTAGAGGAAACACTGGCAACTATTTCAGCACTTACAACTGGTGGTATGTCAACATCCGTGGCAGTTACAGGCTTAAAGGGTGCAATAGCTGCATTGATAAAACCATCTAAAGAAAGTGAAAAATATTTAAGGGCAATGAATATTCCTTTTGGTGCTGCAAATATAAAAGCTGAAGGCTTTACAAATGTTTTAAAAAGGTTAATTGAAGCAACAAAGATATATGGAACAGATGCTCTTGCAAAAGCAATCCCAGCACAAGAAGCATTCACTGCTATTTCTGCACTAGGTGAACAGCAATTAGCATTGTTAAATAATACAATATTAAATATAAACAAAGACTTTAGAGATGGCACTGGAATGCTAGAGGCTTACGGTATGCAGATTGACACAACAGCGGACAAATGGTCAAAATTTACAGGGTCAATAAAAAGCGTATCTTCTAGCTTTGGAAAGATGATAACGTCTTTTTTACCTTTAGAAAGTGCAACTAATAAGCTTTCAAAATTTGCAGAGCTATTGTCTTTTTATAATCAAAAAGAAGAGGCAATAGAAAGAAGAAAGTCTAAAATCAGCTCTCGAATATCTGATAATCTAAAAGATAATATTATTAATCAAAATATTAACGCAAATGTTAATTCAATTAAAGAGGCTAAAATGAAAATAGATTTTGCCTTTAATAACATGCCACAAGGTATGAATGCTAAAATTTCTACTGATAAAAACAATGGCTTAAATGTAGGAGCTAATTCAATTACTGGCTCATTATGACTATTTTTAATATTGCCAAATATCCACAAGCAAAATTTAGAGATATAGAGTTTCACTATCAAGACAGCTCAGTGCAAGGCGGCAGAAAAACTGTTACTCATGAATTCCCTGATACAAATACAAGATATGTTGAGGATTTGGGTAAGTTAGAAAAAACTTTTAATATAAACGCCTTAATCGATATTACTAGTAATAACAAAGAGTTAGATTCCTTTGTTAATGCTTTAGAAAAAGAAGGGGTCGCAAGTCTCACACATCCCGTCTATAAGAAGCAAGATGTAGTTGTCAAAAATTATGTTATTAATGACTCTATTAGAGAGTTAGGTATTGTAAAAGTTAATGTAGTCTTTGAAAAAGCAAGTAAAAACAAATTTCCAGAGCAACAAGAGTCAAAAACTGGTAAACTTACAAACTTAAAAGCAAGCCTAGCAAGCTCACTTAATGAAAAGTTTGGAGATAGTTTTAAAAGCGTAAAGGGCAATATTGAAAAGTTTAGAAATGGCGTTAAGGCCATAAAAGCAACAAGTAGAGAAATAAAAAGAGTTACCTCGTTAATAACTGGGGCGGCTAATGAGTTTAATGATGCTGTTACCTCTTTAAATGAACTCGTTAATGATGCTGGGGCTTTAGTTCAAGCTCCTAGTGAATTAGCTGCAAAGCTGGGAGCGTCATTTGATAATATTGGATTTGCCTTTGAAAATGCTAGTGATTTGTTTAATGTTACTAAGCTTTTAACTCCTTTCTTTGCAGCCTCAGAAGATAGCCCCGTTGGTTCTTCTTCAACTTCTTTGGATATAAAAAGCAATCAAGCTTTAATTAATGACTATGTAAGCTCAACAGCCTTATCAATTGCCTATGAACAGTCAACTTTAATTAATATTACTGATTTAGATCAACTAAATCAAATTAAAGAGTCTTTGGAGTCTTCTTTCAATTCTTTGTCAGATACTTTAGATAGAGATATTTATAATATTTTATTAGAAATGAGAGCGGAGGCTAACAGCTATTTAAACTCGTTGCTTTTGTCATTACCAAGAATTGTGGAAATTGAAACTCAAGAAACTAGTTTATCAAGCCTTGTATATAGTATATATGGAGACTTGGAAAACAAAGAGACTATTAAAGATTTAAATAAAATTAGAGATACAAGCAGAGTTTCTGGAACAATTAAAGTTTTAAGTTATGGCTAATAATATATTTTTTGAAATTAATGGAGAAAGATATTTCGGCTTTCAAAATGTAGTTGTTGAAAAATCATTATTAAATTTATCATCATCTTTTACAGCTACGCTTGTATCAAAAGAAACAGTTGATCAAACAAGAACAAATCTAAATCCAATTAAAATAAAAGATAGCGTAGCCATTTATATTGATGATGATCTGGTTTTAACTGGTTTTGTTGAGGTTTTAAATGTTGTATATGATGCCTCAAGTCATATTATAGAAATTGCAGGACGTGATAAAGCTTGCGATTTAATAGATAGCAGCGCAACGCCAAGCAGTTATAACAATATAACAACTGTAACAAAGTTAATTGAAAAAGCTTTAAAAGATAACGGGTTTTCAGATTTAAAGGTAAGTAAATCACCGTCAAATTTAGATGATAGTTTGGAGGATGGAGAAAAAATACAAGTTGAGCTAGGAGAAACTATATTTAGTTTTTTAGATAGATATGCAAAAAAAGCGCAAGTATTAATAACAACTAATAATGAAGGAAATTTAGTAATTACAAGAGAAGGAATTGAAGCCGCAAATAGTGATTTAATTAGCTTAAAAGGTAATGCAAAAAACAATATCTTTTCTGCTAATATGAGCCTTAATACATCTGATAGATTTAATGAAATTAGCATATTTGCAAATGATACAAATACAAGCTTTGACAAAACAACAGTAAATCAAAATGCCGTTGCTTATGATGCAGATATAAGAGAGACTCGAAAAATTATAATATTACCTCAAGAAACTAGCCAAGCAAAGATTTTAAAGCAATCTGCACAATGGCAAGTAAACGTAAGAAGAGCGAAGGGGATAACTTATCAATGCACGGTAGTTAATTTTAGAGATGAAAATGAAGAGGGTAATTTATGGCAAGTAAACAGCTTGGTAAATGTGATAGATGATAAATGCGGTTTAGACTCTCAGTTTTTAATATCCGCTGTTAGCTTCTCAAAAAGCCTAGAGGGAAGCTTTACAGCTATTAAATTAGTCAATAAAGGGTGTTTTTCTAATGATCCTTTAAGTTTAGTGCAAGATGAAATAGGGACGGGCTTTTAATTTAAGCAAAAACTTTTGTTTGGCCAGTGCTATTGATTGTCACTGGGTAAGTTCCAGCACTAGAGCCGCTTGGAATTGTAACGCTCATGCTTGCATTTTGATTTAATACTAAGGAAGTCGCGTCTCCTAGGTCAATCTTTGTTCCTTCAATTGTCACATTACTAGAACATTCAACTTCAATATCACCATTATTTTTAAAGGTTATTTTGTTAGTGTTATTTTTAAAGTTACCAATTGCAACTTCATTACTTTGAACATCGGTGGGTTGTAAAGTTGGATTGTATGGAAACCCAAAGGCGTTATTGCTTGACCCACTTGGCAAAATTAACAGAATCAAACTTCCAGTTGATACATTGCTTTGCATATTAGAGAAAAAGCCATAAGGATAGAGCATTAAAACATCATCAATAATTTTGCCAGTTTTAACTTGGACTTGCGCTCGATTGCCATTGTCAATCATTCTTACTAAATAGCCTT